TTTCTCCTACGCTTCGTTAATGTTCGAGCGTAGTCTGCACGATGCCCTTTGCTCATGTCAACAAAGTAACACTAAAAAAGTGCAACTAATTTAACATTCCTTGTATGTACAATAACTTACGACACAAAAAAAGCGGCACGAAGCCGCCTCTGTCACCCTCAATGTTACCCATACCGGTCAGTCCCCGTACACCAGAGCATCCCAAGCCACGGGGTACAGCGGCTTCACGATGTCCTCGATCTGCTGCGCCACCTCACCAGTCTCGACCTGAGCGTGAGGATCTTTCGCCCGCTGAATGAATACGTTCGCAAAAGCATACAACGATCCAGTCCAGTACCACTCCGTCATCATCGACTGAGGTAAGATCATCCGTGCCTGTTCCGGGCACACACCCGCCTTGATCATCGAGTCGTACAGGAACCCGGCGTTGTACAGGTACGCATCCAATGTCTCGGCGAGGGAAGGATGCTCATGCTGTATTTCCGTCCCAGCATCCTCTTCCGGTATAGATACACCATCAGCGTAGTAGTCATTGAGATCCACCAGTTCGTCGCTGCTTCCCTGCTTCACACTCTCGGCCCGCTTACGCCAGCCAAAAGGCGTATAAAACTCCGGGGATTCATCAACATACCGGCGAGAGATCTCGTTCCAGACCAGCCCAACCTGATGTTTACCCAGCTGACGTGCTACAAAGATCGGTGCTTTAACGTGCAACGTGATAGACGTATGCCCGAAGGGGGTCCAGTGGACCGGCATTTGTTTAACGTAGTGCAGAATCTCTTCTATGTCAGAAAGCTTTTCGGCTTCGTCCACGCGGTCGATCATACCGCTCCACTCGCCAGACATACAGCCACGGGCAAGGAACCGAATCAGTCCCTTGTCCCGCTCGGTAAGGTGGCTGCTGGTCTTACCAAAAGACACCCGGGCTGCGTTGACCACGGACAGATCACCGCCCATGTGGTCCACATAACTCACTTCGCTATCGCTCACGCTACACTCCTTTTTGCAAAACGCTTGTTGATGCCCGACGCAGCCATCTTCACCGTTGGCCGAACGTATATTGAAAGCACATCCCGGGACTGGTGACCGGTCACTGACCGCAGTTCGTCCTCAGTACACCCGGCCTCGGCCATTTCCGTAGCCCCCGTACGCCGCAAGTCACGCAATTGTAGATCCGTGGGCAGACCAGCTGCTTGCCGGATACGGGCTACCCGCTTGTTATATAAACGCCGGTCGTACGGGCGTCCTGTAGCCTCACACACGACGATATAATCACCCTCATGGGGGTACACCCGTAGACGATCCAGAAGGCGCTCAGAAGCTGGTATTTCGACGTTAGTGGCCGTCTTCTGCTGACTGAACCGGAACACACCTTCTTCGAGGTTATCCCACGTCAGCATCCGCATGTCCGATGGACGCTGGCACAGGTCATAGCACAGCAGTGCCAGTGTGCCGATCGATGGAAAGCCCATGCTGTCGGCCTTGGCGATAAACTGCTCCACCTGCTCCGGCTCCCACAACACCACCCGATCGTCGAGTCCACGGATACCCATGCGCTCGAAGGGGTTGCTAGTGACCTGACCGTGCCGCTTACCGACATACCAGATCTTACGCAGCACCTTAAGCGCATGGACTGCGCGGTGGTTGCTGTAGTCCCGCGCCAGCTGCCGGTGCATACGGTCTGCGTGTGTCGGGGTGACGTTACGAGACAGCATCTCCCCGAAAGGTACCGGCGATGACCCCACCCGCATCTCACAGGCTGTACGGATCATAAGGTCGTAGAACTTCACCGAGTTGTCCGACAGTTTGCCGTACTCGTACGTCGATCGATAAAACGCTACCAGCCCATCGACGGTGTCCTCTTCGATACGCCGTACGCTCTCGGTACGGACCTTGTGGTCCTCGTACAGTTTGCAGATACGCTCACTATGCGCCACCGCTTCGTCCCGAGTACGGAACCGCTTGTAGCCGGTGTTGATCGCATCACGGACGTACTTCTTCGGGTTGACCACCCAGTATGTCCGCCCTGCTGTGTCCTTACGCTGTTCAACGAATTTAGCCATCTTGGTGTCCTCTGTGATGTCGTACGGCCAACCATACGCATGACCCTTGTTCAGGTCAACACAGATAACATCAAGGGCCGCCTTGCCAAGTGTGAATTTATGGTTTAAACTCTACGGTTAACGAAACGTAGGAAGTTCTATTTATAATATAAACTATATATATAACGGTTATGTAACCGTATTATAGTACGTTGGTATATAAACATTTATAGATAAACGTAATGTAAATAAAAAAAGCCCCCGGAAATCCTCCGAGGGCTTTAATTGTTAGATAACGATGACGTTAAGGTCGAGGTCATCATCGTAATCACACGGTGGACGATCCAACGGTATGGCAACAGCCCTACCCCGTACCCATCCGATACTATGGCTTAGACCGCTAACAGCCGTACCTTGTACGGCATCTAACAATGCTTCGCCCAGTTCTGTGGCATCAGCCGTATCCACAACAACGGTTATTTTTCTTCGGTCCATAGGTTCCCTCATGCTTACCGAATCCAATGTCGCGAAAGCTACCACCGTACGGGTTAAGCGACAACGAATTTCGGGTTCGCATTGATGGTTCCCTTACCGCCAGTGTTAGGGTATGCTGTAGTACACCAATTATGGAGGTTCTTATGTCTGACGAAACATCTAATGTCACCCTTGAGGTCACTGCTGAGGGCAGTCTAGACCTATCCGTGCCGACCGAAGGCGACAACCGTGCCCTCACACCGGTTGAGTTGCTCGTTGTAGGTTTTTTCCTGCGCTCATCAAACGATCCCCAGTTCGTTGAGGAATTGCTCCAGTGGACTGCGGAAAACTATGAGTCGTATTTGAGCAAGGGCGAGGAAGAGGCTGCGGAGTGATGTGGCCTAGTGTGGCACTCACTCTGTACGCACTGGCAGCCTGTTGGATCATGCTACAGACAGAGAGTACGGATGGCAGCATGAGGCCCATCCTTGTGCTTTCGATCGGATGGCCGATCTATGCCGTGGTAGCTATCGCTATGCACATTCTTAACGGCACAGATCCGATGGAGTAAGGGGCATACTAAGTGCCCTAGAAGAGACAAAAGTGTGCGGCGGAAGAGGTGTATGGCCACAAATGGCCGCGCCACGCCGCACGACTTCACAAGATATAGCGATTTCAAGGGGTTGGTTGCGGGGGTGGGATTTGAACCCACGACCTTCAGGTTATGCGTCTATCCAACCTTTTCAACGACTTACCTCCCCCATACCGTGACTGTACCCATAACTCTTGTCGAACGGGCCTCACCTTGTTACGGTACCTGCCATGCACACTTATAAAGAACAACTGGAGATGCTATCTAACGTCCGCCTGAAGGCCGGGGACCACCGCCGCGTGGACTGTCCTTTCTGCGCCGGACGTAAGACGCTGAGTGTCTCGAACGTCGATGGGAAGCTTCTGTGGCACTGCTACAAGGCATCCTGCCCTGCCCGTGGAGCAAAGAGTCTCGGGCGTAACACGGAACAGATCCGTGGACGTTTGAGCCGTCAGGATGCTGCGACAACTCGTCGCACACCCCCGTTGCCGGACCCGGTGTCTGATCCTTCTCAACACAACCATGTGTTGCGGTATTTAGAGGACAACGGCAGTCTTGAATCGTACGAGCAAGGCGACGTAAGGATTGCCTATGCGCCAGCCGAGGACCGCGTATTGTTTTATATGCCGAGTCGGTTAGGGGCAGTCGGTAGGGCGTTATCTGGTGGGGGTCCGAAGTGGCGGGCGTACGGAGATACATCCGGTCTGTTGACCGTAGGTAGTGGCTCTACTACGGTCGTAGTTGAGGACGCAGCTAGTGCTTGCTCCGTGTCCCGTGTAGAGGGCTTACAGGGTGCCGCCCTAATGGGCACAAACTTAAGCACTCAGCAAAAGCGCCAGTTGCGGCATAGCCCATGTGTGGTGATTGCCCTTGACAAGGACGCTAGCCGAAAGTCACTACTGATGGCACAGACGCTACAGGGCTTAGTGCCATGCAGGGTGCGGCTCTTGGAAACGGACTTGAAATACGTCGAACCTGACGAAATAGAGAGGATTATCAAATGAAGGCAAGAGGCGTCGTACTTATCGACTATGTCTTCGATAACGGATTCAAGGAGGCTGCTGAAGAACAGCAAAAACTTGAAGAGGCTATCAAAGGACTTACTGCGGGTAACCCGCGAGTAGTACACACTCAAGTCGATTTGCGCGAACGACGAGGTGAAGCCCCTCCAGATATTAAGAAGCTAAAACTTAGGACTTCGTAACTAAGCAAATCAACAAGTTATCGGCCTGAAGCCCCTGCGGTCTCCGTGGGGGCTTTTATTTTGTCCGTAGCCATGGTACCAATATGCACACTTTGAACGACGGACGGAGCGACATTAGCAATGGACCAAAAGATTCTTAAAGCCCTACTGCGTAACGACTTTTTCAAGGACAACGCGAACCGGTTGGGCGATAAGCTGTTCGGTGACGACTACCGAGACCTGTACCAGACTCTGGCTAAAGCGCATGAGCAGTACGGTCACGACATCACCCCTGACGAACTGTTGATGCTGTGGCAGCGGGATAATCCGGTGGCTACCCGTGCCGACACCGAGACGATGCAGGAGTTGGTCGAGGACATCGATTCCGCTACTGCCCCATCCGACGATGTAGCATCGGACCTGATCAGCCATCTTTGGCGTCGTGAGATTGGGCGTCAGATCGCCAACCTTGGGCTGGAGGTCAGTGAGGGCAACGACGAGGCAATGCGCCGTATCCAGCGGATGGTGGATGAAACGGCGGAGAGTTACCTGCCGGATGATTTCGGTGAGCCAACAACCACTGATCTGGAAGAACTGTTGGCTATCACGGGGGACGAGTCTAGGTGGGAGTTTAACATTGCAACCCTCAGCCGTCAGATATACGGCATCGGCCCTGCTGAGTTCGGTATCGTTTTCGCTACTCCTGAGACCGGTAAGACCGCTTTCCTCGTATCACTGATGGCCGGACCCGGCGGGTTCGCTGATCAGGGCGGTAAGGTCGTTTACCTCGGCAACGAGGAGGCCACCCGCCGTACTATGCTGCGAGCATACCAAGCATGGACAGGCCGCACCCGCGAGGAGATTGCGTTAGACCCCCGCCCTGCTATCGAGTCTTTCCGAAAGATTGAACATAACCTCGTCATGCAGGACGTGCAGGAGTGGGATCTCGGTAAGATCGAGTCCTTTATCCTTAAACAGCAAGCGGACGTGGTGATCATCGATCAGGCGGACAAAGTTCAAATTGATGGTCAATATAACGCTGGTCATGAACGTCTACGGGCGCTGTACAACCGGTTGCGTGAACTGGCCAAAAAATGTGAGTGCGCGATCATTGGCGTTAGTCAGGCATCGGCTGACGCTGATGGCAAGTCTCGCCTGACGTATACGATGATGGAGGGCAGCAAGATCGGTAAAGCCGCAGAGGCTGATCTGATTATTGGCATCGGTCGGTTGGATGCCGGTGACGTAGAAAATTCTGAGCCGGACAATACCCGGTACATTACTGTTTCCAAAAATAAACTGTCGGGCTGGCACGGTACGGTGATCTGTAACATCGAGCCGCAAATTAGCCGCTACGTCGTATAGAGGTCACACTGTGAAAATTCT